GAAGAACAGGCGCTCAACCTCACGGCCATCCGTCGCAGACATCACCTTATCGGGAAGGTACGCCGGATTAGCCAGCATCTCATCAACGGTCAGCCCCTTGATGTTGTCAAATACAGAGTTAATAGTTTCCATCTTGAAATCTCCCTAGGGGGGTCAGTCTGCTAGGCGTCAGCGGCCTGCGGCAGAGAATTAAGAACAGTCAGCACACGGTCGCCCTCGCCATCCCACACGGCCACACCGACCTGCACAGTTCCAGCAGCGGACACCTCGCCCTTATCAGCAGCAAACACAGCAGCACCCGCCTTAATCGCGGAAGCATCACCACCAGAAACCTTCAGCTTCACAGCAGCCACACCGTAGTGAACCGCAACTGCATCAGGAAGCGCCGCATTGTTCGGATCGGCCTTCTCAGTCACCGCACCAAACACAGGGCCAGCAGCCGTGGCCGGGGCAACCTTGCCATCCTTCACCGTGACAAGAGTGAACTTCTCAAGCGCCTCGGAAGCCTCAAAGGTAATCGGCCCCTGGCGGAAAGTTGGATTAGACATTCTTTCTCCTTAAAAGATTGAAACGCCCCGGCTACTTGCCAAGGCGGGACTTAGAAAGGGCATCGAGCTCTTCAGTGCTCATCACCGCAGATTCACCCTCCGGGGCAGCATCGCGGCCATAACCAGACTCAACGCGAGGAATAGTGTTCACAGGAATCGAACCATAAAGCTCACGCGCCGCCTGCGGGTTACGGTGCATGGCCTCAATGACCTTGGAACGACGCGATGCGTTAACCCGCCCCTCCTGAATCCAGGTGTCTACCTCGTCCTCACGTGCCTTAGCATCAGCCTGGTTCTTTGCTTCCCAACCAAGTTTCGCGGCGGCCTGCAGGTCGTTGTAGGTATCACGGTCTAGAGTGACGGTGTCTTCCACGGGCGCCGCTGGCTCCGCCGGAGTATCCGGTTCACCGTCGCCGTCCTTGTCAGCTGCAGCCTTAACCACAACATTCACAGTCAGCTCAACCGGGTCACCATTGCCAGCCACAGTGACAGCAACAGTTCCCTCGGTATCGGGCTCCGCACCCGCAGGAGCCACAACGGTAACCACGCCCGTAGTTTCCTCCACGGTGTCTCCCACCCATCCGGGCCAGATACCTCAAAGGTCACGCCCTCTGGGATTGGGGCGCCCTGCGGAGCAATTTCAACCTTGCCGGTTGGCACAACCTCCACAGACTCCGGGTAAGTCACGTCAACAGTGGTAGTTACCTCAACCTGCTCATTGAAAAAGCCGGACAGCTTCTCACGAAGCACATCCGGCTCAACACCCAGTTCCTGGGCGAGATTCTTGATGCTCATAGCATCTCCTTCCTGCCCATCACTGGGCGTAGTGGTTTCGTCCCCCGATTCCGACCGGGTGACAGGCGGCGGCGGAGCCGCAGCCCGGTTAGCGAACTTGAAACGACGCTTCGCCAACGACGCCGACGGCTCCGGCGCGGACGACTTCTCAGCCACAATCCCATCCGCCAAGCCTGCCGCCACAGCCTCCTCGGCGGTGTACCAGGTTTCCGCGCTCATGGCGTCCAGCCAGTCCTGAATCTCACCGCCGGCCTTACCTGCGTAGATGCGGGCAAGCTTGTTGTCCTGCCGCTCCAGGTCTTCCAGCGTCTTGCGTACATCATCCGCGTTGCCGTCGGTAAACGTCCACGCACGATGGATCATCAATTCCGATGACTCCCGCATCAGCACACGGTCAGCACCGCCGACCGCGATGAATGACGCGGCAGACGCGGCCAGTGATTCCACAATCACAGTGACCTCACCGTCGTGGTTCTTCAAGGTCTGCATGATGTCTATTCCTTCGTAGACATCACCGCCACCAGATGAAATACGTACCGTCACGTCACCGGAGATTTCGGAGAGTTGAGCCATCACCGACTTCGCTGTAATCGCATTCTCAGGCTCCCAAAAATCCGGACCAATCGGCCCATACATGAGAATCTCGTTCATGCTGTGCCCCCTTCCTCACTACTCGTAGACGCATCGGCATCACTCGAAAGCGTGACGCCCATCTGCTCCTCCAACCGCTGCCGGTCCTGCTTCGACTTCAAAGCATCAGTCAGCTTCTGCTTCGGCGGCAAAGAGTACGAACGCCGCAAATGCTCCTCCAACTCCGGGTCAGCAAACAACGCCCCAGAATTAAGCAACTGCGCCAAATCACCAGCCCCAAGCTCCTTACGCGAGGCAATAGGGTCAAACACCAACCTCGGACACATCCCCTGATGATCAGGAAACGCAACCTCTACAAGGTCCTCAATGACATGCTGGGTAAACACATCCGCAAACCACTCGGCAATAGTCTGCAACGACTGAATAAACAGGTCAGACTGAGTTTGCGCCAAGTTGTAGCTACCGCCGTTCTCAAGGTTCAAGAAGTGCGCCAACACAGCCCTAGCAATCATCGAATCGTGATAGCTAATCGCCTCACGCGGGCTAACCAACTGGCCAGAAACACCCTTAAGCTCAAACTTCGCGCCAGCAGGAACCGCAGCGCCAGCGTAATCACCACTACGCGCATTCTCTGCCAATGCCTGCCCATACTCAAGGTCAGCCTTCGGGTTATCCGTGATATCACTACCCGTATACACCGGGAAACCCATACCATTACGGTCCAAAGTCGTTACTTCCTTACGAAGCAACTCATCCTTCAACCGCCAATGCTTATACGCCGGACGGAAAATAGACGTACCCGTCCACTGCGCCCCCTCATCCTCATAGCAATACGCCACAAGATTCCGCACAGACACAAGAGTTCGACCTTGCTCAAAATCACCCCACGTTTGCGAAGCCTGCTCAATGGAATGCAGCCCACCATCAGCATCAACGTGAATCTTATCCACCGTGCCAGGCCACCGCGGAGCCAGCTTCACAAGATGCTCACGCCCATCAACACCAGGCGCATACACCTGCTCAAAGAACATCACACCAAAAGCAAGCGACTTCAACGCCTGCTCCAAATGCTGCTCAAAACTCACACGGCCACGACGCGGAGCCACAGGCGCATTCGGGGACTCCCCCACAACCTGCAAACGCAAATCCTCCGCAACCGCAGCAACCACCTCATCAGGCGCACCATTCGACTCCAACCGCCAACCAGCACGACGAATAGGCAACGTCACCGCACGAAACACAGAACGAACCTGCGCATCCTCCCGATACATCTTCGCGTACACACGCGCAGACTGCGGAAACCGCAACACCGAATTATCTTCCTCAAGCGCACGATTACGCGCAGGACGCGCATAACCAACCTCACGCCTAACCTCAGACATCGCTCACCTCCTAAAACGCCATCTCAGCAACATCACGCCGCACCACAACCGGCTCAGCATGACCAACAAACCGACGCTTCGTCTTAACCTCCGGCACCTCGACCGGGATACGAAGCTCCTGCAACCCCCACACGGCGTAGAACGCGGCGAACAACACCGTCACCTCCGTACGACGTTGCAAAGACCGGTACTTGCTGGTCTTTTCTTCCGCGACCTCCCACGCGGACAACCACCGAGGGTCACCATCATGAACGATGCGGCCTTCAGCCCACATACGCATGAACAACTCAAACGCCGCCGAGCTCTTCGAGCCGCTGAGCTTCGTCGGCTCAATGCCCGCGTCCTCCATCAAAGGCACCAACGTGGACGCCGGACCAATCGGGTCAAGCACCGCGCCCAACGGGTCATTCACATCAACCGCACGCTTCAGCGCGTCGATGGTCTCACCACGGTCAAACTCCGTCATCGGCGACAAGGACAGGAACACGCGCTCACCATCCAGAACAGCAGCAACAAACGCCACCTCCGAACCATCAACGCTGACCTCAACGCCAACACAGGAATCACCCGGCGCAGACGGCGACGACTTCGCCAACGTCCACGCCTCAAGGTCAACCAACGAGGTGAAGTCGCTGTTGCTGCTAAACAGGTCGAACCAGTCTCCAACCCCCAACATCTCCACCCAAAAGCCATCATCCGACAACTTGTTACGCATCGACCGAATCTTCTTCTCCGTCGCAACCACCCCGTACGACGGATTAGCCATCTTCCACGCCAGCGCATCATCAATATCCATGCCATCCGGCACGCGATACTCGCTGTACAGCATCGTCTCATCCTCACCAGACAAAGCACGATGCCGAATACGCGAAAGCTCCTCCCCCTTGAAATGCTTCAACTGATTCACCGCCGACGAAGTGAAATAGGTCTGCGGGTCATCCGATGCCAACTGCGTCGGCGCCACCGCATCCATCTCACCAGAGTCCAAGTTATAGGCCTCATCGACCATGAGCAGGTCGATCTTGTCGAAACCACGACCCATGTCATTCGAGCGCGTAGTGAACTGAATCTTGCCGCCCTCGGCAGTCTCCATCTCCGCTTCACCAGCAGACGCGGTGTTGCGTGTGAGTCGGCGCAGCGCCCACTGGCGCGACTTAATCTTCTTCCACAGACGATTACGAATCGACTTCGCCGTACGCCACTGGTGGGCCGAGAAAACAATCTGGTGATTCAGGACAAACAGCCTGTAGAGGATAATCACCTCAAGAATCAGCGACTTGCCATTCTGGCGCGGGCACAACAGCACCACATCCGAGTGCAGCCACCGCCCATCCTGGCCGGTAGCCAGCGCAAGACGAACCTCATCCGCCTGCCACGGCATCAACTTGATGCCAAACCGGGCCGCAAGCTTGATCGCCTTGTCGCCATGGGTGAAATCACCACCCTGCCAACAGATACGAACCTCAGGCTCCTGCCGGCCCTCAAGCTCCGGGAACTCGGTGTTGATGATTTCCCAGAACTTCGCGTTGTAATCAGAGGTCCGCGAACCCGTCAGGCTCACTCGCTGCAGGTCGCTCACCTTGCCTCCTCTGAATCTCAGCCAACAGCTGCCTAAACACCGTCGCCAACTGCCGCTGCTCCGACACAGCCGTATC